TAGAACGAAGGATCATTCATCTCAACGAGTGCCCATTGATCTTTTTTCCAAGTCACCATGTTTGGGTGATCTGGAAAATCATCCCTTGCAGCCTTCATCAAGACAAAGCCGTCAAGAGCAAAACCATAATTTACAGCATCAGTGTTACATTGTAAGCACATGTATATCTTCTCAAAGGGGTCTTGGATTATTGTCTAATGGATGACATCCAGATGGCCACTCACCTTCATCATAGAGCCACTTATTAGAATAAGCGAGAGCTCGCTCTATGTCATCTATATTATCGATATCACCATCAACTTGGTATTCATGGAGCAAAATCATCAGTCGGTCATCTACATCTTTAGGTACATTGCCAGAGACAGGCATAATAGTACCTTCACTATCATCTTCTGAAGTCCAAATTTGGAATCGTGTGCTCATGTGTAGATAAGTTTATTGCCTTTCTTTGTATTATGAGGATAACACATAGGTTGACGATTAGAGATATCGTTACTGCCGCCCAGTGATTTAGGCAACTTGTGATCAGAAGTCATCATCACTTCTAATCCATTTGAATAGCTATACAAATTTAAGTGATATTGACTGCTCTTTTGGTTGACTGCTCTTTCGATTGCAAAGTAGTCACCGTGACAATGACATCCAGGCACACAACACTTTGTGCCATAGACATGGTATGTCAACAGACGATTGCTGCGCGTTTCGCAGAGGACATTCTCGTAAGAGATTGGTCTCCCGACTGCAATTGCTCGCAAGACTTCTTGCACATCAAGTTTTACAAGTCGCTCATATGCCCTTACCATGCACACCACATCCTCTCATGATAATCTCCACGAAGGAATTTATAAAAATGCTGCATGATCTCCTTCTTCCAGTCTTCTACCTGTGGATCATCTAAAAGTGCTAGGTCAGGCAGATGGATAAAGCACCCATTAAACACTTCATTGAGTTGCACTATCCAGTGCCAAAAATTTTGATAAGGTCGAATCAGTTGTTCTTCGACTACTCTATATTGCTCTCGTATCTTTATTCGAAGTTTCATCTCTTTGCTATTCTCGGGCCAGTCTATGTCGGGCTTTTTGGGGTCTGGAACATCTAAGACATGAGCCTTATCGCCATATCCGTTTTCCTTGAGCCATTTTTGTAACGCTCTTTCACTGTCCTTTTGTCCTTCTTTAGACCACCTTCCGGCATAATCTTGAAAATCTCTGCCGGTCTTCTTTTCAAGATAGTGCATCACTTCCAAAAAATCATAATATGAATCCTTGATCTTCTTGGGCTTTTGCTGAGCCTTAACTACTTTTTTAGTCTTCTTTTTTGATTTAGTCATGATATGTTTTCCTGTCAGAATTACGGCGAAGAGCGTCAAGATTAAAGTAATTCTGCATCTTGATCATGTCTACCTTTTGACCATCGCCGATCTGGTATATGACAATGCAGAACCACATGAGTGGCCAAGCTAATACTATAAAGAAACAGAGTGATGGCCAACTCTCGACAGTAGCAATTGCGATCATGACCAACAAGATGTCTATCATGAAGCTTGCTAATAATCCAATTAGAATCCGCACCATATTTTGTTCTATTTTCGGATTAGTATCTGTATTAGTATGTATACTGGCCAAATAATTGCTAGAAGATTAGAATAAAATAGGAGAAGGAACAAACTCATGTGTGTTCGATGCTCATCATCCCATCTAATCAGGCACCACAAAAGATATAGAGCGGGAATGTACAGTATATAGATCATTTTATTTAACCTTATATTGACGAAGTGCCTGTGCCAGTAATTCAGCGCTTTCTTTGTCCCATGTCTCTGCAATTGTTTCTCCGTTGACAGAGATCAACCATTTATCGTCCCAATAATCTGTCCCAGGGCGAGGTTCTGAAATTTTCTTGATAGATACTTTCATAGTTTATAGTGGAACGTAAAATGGATCCATTTCAAAGAGTTCATCCATCTCATCCCAGGTCGTCCTTCTACGAATTAAGCCCCATCTTATCATCATGCAGATCATGTTCCATTTATACATTAGAACATAGTGTGGATAATCAATATTTGAGTTATTCATGAGCCCGAAACCAGATTCGAACTGGTGACCTGCGCATTACAAGGGCGCTGCTCTACCAACTGAGCTATTCGGGCAAAAGATCAAATGCCGTAAGTAGTTTGATTCTATCTCCCACCTTAACAGTATTAGTACACTTGATCTAAGTGGAGCCTAACGGGATCGAACCGTTGACCTTCTGCGTGCAAGGCAGACGCTCTCCCAGCTGAGCTAAGGCCCCAAAGAATTCTCTAAAGAGAGAATTCTAACATCTTATGACTTAGTTACCCTTGGCCTGCTCACGCTTGATCGCAGCCTCAAGAACTGCTCTCACAGCTGCAAACTTGACACCCTTGCTCTTCGCAAAGCCGTCAAAGTTCGAGTGACCGAGACTATTGCAGATAGCGAGTTTAGCCTTAGTAGGCTTCACGCCAGTCTTCTTGGCAACTTGCTCAATCATTCCAGCAAGATTGTTGCGTCCCTTCTTCTGGGCCGGAACCATATCAAAGCTATATGCGTTCTTGTACGTAAGACGCTTAGGAGTCGTAGTATAGCTCTTACCATTGTGGAACCGATTCAGCACTAACTTCAGGAATGCACTCGTCTTCATATTTTCTCCATTCTGTTTACTACTTGGTTAGATATTACCTACTTCTTACTTCTGTTGAGTACTTCTACTGCTCTACAGCGAATACAGCGTCCATGCCTACTGCCAAATATGGGGCAATTATCCCCATAATTACAATCTTCATCTGCAAGTTCTTGAACAAAGTCTAACGCAGTCGCAGCTTCTTCAAGAAGATCTGCAATACGGTCGGGTTTACCTTCTTGAACACTCTTGCGAGTAGTAATCTGTCGTCGAATCTCAGCTCGCTTACGAAGCCGATAGATGAGTGATTCTTCATTTGTGGTCATATATTCTCTTAGTCAGAGTGAAAATGAATGCTAAGCAGATCAGTATCCTTAGGAGATGTGATGAAATTTAGGTCCATGCCGTCTTCAAATTCATCAGTGATGAACATTCGGCGGATACTTCCATCTGGATAGGTCGTGTCCCATGATTCATCCGGGTCTACCTTCCCCTTGTAAATTCGCTTCCAATGGGTTGAATCCTTGAGCCACTTGATATAGTCCGACTCGCTCTTAAAATTCAAGTCTCTATAATCAAAACATGGCAGCATCAATTCCAATAACGCACTGCCTACAATGTTAGACCAATTACTCTTGATCCACTTAGTATTAATTGGTCCATTAGGCAATATAACTACATCTACTAACATATCGTGGTCATAAATGCGAACGCTCATAAATTATCTCCTGTTGACACATTCGGTGTATGCTACTGATTCATCTTCAGCATCTTGCTGAAGAAAAGAACAATTCTTGTTGCGACATTCAGACCAAACCAGACTCATCTTCTCTACACGAAAGAGCATCTCCCCGCAATGAGGGCAAGGTTTTGGAAAATAAACTATTTCAACTTTTTCGACCATGCTCATCCTCCCCATGGGAAAGATAAAAGCAACCTTACATCGGTGAATGGACCTTGCTTCTGTTTCTTGATATCAAAAGAACAGATGTGTGGCCATTTTTTAGAGCGAATATGTTGAGCTAATTTTTCAAGTTCTTGAGCAACAAGTTCNNTCTTCGTCTTGTGTGCCCATGCTTCCTCCATTTAAAATATATAGCAGGTTGGCCACTCTTCCAACGTCCATTAGGTTAGGAACCTAGTGCTCGTGGGGACAGTTTCCGGGTGTTGATCAGACACGCGACTTAACCTCTACTCCTGTCATCTCTGAGCTACTACTAAATTAAAAAGGAATTAAAAGATCTGTAATATCAGCATTACGGCAAGCATACACATATGTACGATAGTTGATCAGTCCCAGCACAAAAATCGTCTCTAATATTCTAGTGGGTTTTATCGTGCGTTCATTTTTAATTTAAGTTGTAATAGTAATATATACTTTTTCGTTCTTCGCGAGTGCTGCTTTAATCTTAGCAAAGAGAGCATCATAGGCCAATTTGCTCTCGAGCACTTTATCCG